GAATTGCTGTTTCACCGAATAGATCAGCGAAAGCAGGTTTGCGTACGTAGGCGCAACGGCTGCACCTGTGACACCAACCGTGGCAGCGGCTGCTACGGCAGGGCCTGCAACGGCTCCATGCGCAACGGCCAATTCAGCGGCCAGCTTTTCGGTTGCCCATGATGCAACGTCAAACATCTGATCCTGAACGGTTTCAATGCCAACCTGAAGCAGGCTTGCATACTTCACCGGGGTAAGCGACAGGCTCGAATTGGTGCCATCGCTCTCACCGATTGCGCTGCCCTCATTCACGGCCGCGGCAGAGCCAAGAGCCGTGGTGCGGGGCAGAGCCAAAACGTTGCCCTTTTCAAGCTGAATCACGGAAACAATCGCGGGATCAACGAACGGGTTTACCTGACCCGCGGTGATCCAGAAACGATCGCCCTGCTCAACGGCCTGTGTGAACGTCGCCTTAGTAATGTCGCGCAGCTCAACCTCACCACCCTCACGGGCGATGCGGCGAAGCTCAGCCGAAAGGTTGCGCGTTGCATCGGCAGCCGGGGCGAAGGCAACAGCCTTTTCCGAACGGGCAGCATCAGCGGCGGCGCGGGCCTCAACGGCAATCTTCTCTGAAGAGATTGCGGAATTGATAACGGCAGCCTCTGCCGTAAGGGCGTCAAAGCGTGCCTGAGCCTCAGCCGAAAGGGCTTCGCCCTTTTCAGCATGCTCTGCCACGATGCCCGAAGCATCGGTTAGCAGCGCGGCGCGCTTTTCAGCCAGATTCTTGATAGCGTCAGACATTTTCTAACCTCTTTCAATTTCTGGTTTCATAAACAATCTGCCGGGCCGCCTATCCGATGCGCTTGATGATCAAGCATGCGCAGCGTGGTGCGTGGGCTGTTAGGGATTCTATCCCTTGAGCTGCTCCAATTTCAGGCGGGCTGCCACAACCGTGTGGTGCTCACCCATTGGTGCAGGCTCAGATTCGATTGGCTCAGGCTCAGCGGCTGCACCCAATCGGGCGCGCACGGCATCAAGCAGGGCGGTTTGATCAGCATCAAGAGCGGTGCCCGCCTTGACGGCCTCAAGGGTTTCAAGCAGCGCGTCACCATCAACACCGATTCGGGCAGGTGCAATCTTACGCACAGAGCTCAACCCAAGCGTTGCCGGGTAGGCAGGCTGATGCCCTGAGAGAATTGACACCTCAAGCAGCCCAATTTCGGTGAGGGTGCGGCTGCCGTCGTCATGCCATGTCTGGCCATTCTTGGGCACCGTAAAGCCGAAGCTCTGGCCCATTGCCTTTGCCTCATGCTGAAGCTTTGAAATCACGGCAGCGGCGTCAGGGTCAGCGGGATCAAGCCGCGCCTCAACCTTCAGCCCCACCTCATCTTCGGTGAGGCTCAGGCGCCCGCTCGCCGTGGTGGCAAGCATGCGGCTTTCATCGTGACCGTGAAGAAATTTGATGACGCGGCGGCCCTGCTCAGCCTGCTTGATTGCACGGCTGAAGGCACCCTTTGCAATGCGCTCAATAAACGGCAGCCCCTTTGATTCGGCGTTGAAAATGGCTGCATAGCCGCTGAAGGTTTTCTGCCCATCTTCGGTTTCGGAAACGGTGAATTCACCCAACGGCAGGGCGCGCATTTCATGTTCACGTGCCATTGCATTGCTCTCCTTTTGTGCCGCCTCCGCAATGATCTTATCTGCCCAAGCCAACACGCGATCGGCGCCGTTTGTGTCTACGGGATTGACGCCCCAAAGCAGCGCGGCAACGGCGCCGGGCGCGGGAAAATCAGGGTGCTCAGGATCGCTATTTTGCGGCACGCTTTCCCAATCACCACGATGGCGGCGAATCCATGCGGCCATGCGCGCAACCTTTTCATCATCAACGCTGCCCGCTGCAAGCTGCCGCGCTTCACGCACGGTTTGATCCTGCAAGCCTTCGCCTGCAAGCCCGCCCTCATACGCCTCAAGCCCTGCGGTTGCAGCAGCTGAAACGTAGGCAGGCACCTGCACAATGGCGCGCTCTTCATCGCGCAACGCCTCTTCAGGGCTTAGGGCTTCAATGCCCAAGCCGCGTGCCATCGCCCGCACGTCAGCATCATTGTCAATTGCGTATTCGATTTCGCTGCCGTATTCGGTGGCAAGCAGGCCGTATTTGTATTCTTTGAATGCAAGCCCGGTGGCAAATGCGCTGCCTTCAAAATCATTCAAATGGATTTCATCAACGCCTGCCACCCCGTATTGCTGCAACCATGCGCGGGTTTCGGTGAGGCGGTCAATCTTACGGGCGCTCACCACAATCAATTGAGCGTCACCCTCCATCACCTGTGCGTTGAGGTGATCAATGAGCGGCTGATTCGGCTGCTCATTCTCAAGAATCAGCGTGCCGTCAAGATCAACGATGATGTAGCTCAAGCGGTGGGCTCCTGTTGCACCACCGTGATAGGTGCCGCGCCTGTGTGCTTGATCGGTGGCAAGCCTGCAACCTTTGCGCTGTCATTCGGATCGTATCCGGCGCGCACCAATACGCCCGCGGTTTCTGCATCGGCGCGCATGTCATCTGATCCTACGGTGCCGATGTTGAGCGGCTGCCTGAAGGCGTCACCATCAGGGCCAACAGGTGGGCGATCCTCAAGGGTGCGCACCTCATTGAGGCTCAAGAAACCGTTATTGAGCGCAACGGCGTATGAATCAAAGCGCTCTTTGGTTAGCGGGCGCATCATTGAATCAACGTTGAATCGAATGAATGTGGTTTCCCCAACGATGAGCCGCTGAAGCCCTGCCTCAAGCCGCGCAATCAGGCTGCCCAAACCAAGCATCAACCATTCACGGCTGACAATCTCAAGGCTGTTGTAGCTTGAATTTGCGCCGGGCAATTGCAACAGGTGCAGCGGGATACCGTAAAGGCGGGCGATCGCCTGCGTGCCTGCCTCCATGTTTGCCACAATGTCAAGGTCAGAGGGCTTGAAGGTGAGCGGCTTGAAATCCGCACCGCCCGTGAGCACCGCAATTTTGTGCATGTTGCGCAGGCCCTCATGGCGGCGCCCGAATGATGCACGCAGGGTTTCAGCCTGATCGGTGGTGAGCTCGCCCGGCACGGTCACCAATCCCGAAACCGAAGCGCCCTGTTCAAAGAATCGGGCCGCGTATTCGGTGGTTGCCTTTGCAAGCCCAAGCGTAATTTTGTGATGTTCAACAGGGCTGATGCCGCGCAAATCTTCACCCACACCAAAAAGGGTGATGTGCACAATGTCCTCATCGGTGAGGTCAACCTTTCCCGATGTGGTGGTGATGCGGTAGATAGGCGCGCCATTCTCGCCGCGTAGCACCGCAACCTTTCGGGGATCAAGCAGGCGCACCTCAACGATTTCCGCGCCATCGCGCAGGATCATCAAGAATGCGTTGCCGTCAATGAGCAGGCTGCTCACGGTACGATGGAGCAGGTCAAACCGCGTATAGTTTTTGTTATTCGGCACAGGGTTATCAAGCCACCGCGGGCGGGTCACAGGGCGGCGCACGCCGCCATCGCGAATGAATACACCCACGGGCATGCTTGCCACGGTGTTGGCGTAGAGCATCACCGATGCATACAGGGCACCAATCGTGGTGGCATTTTTCTCATTGAGGCTTACCCCGGCAACGTCAGAATCAACGGGCCACATTCCGCCCACCTGCCGCTGCTCTACCTCACGCCCCAAGATTCGATCAAGAATGCCCACGCAATTTCTCCCTACAGCTCAATGAATTGCACCGATGCCTTCGGCGTATCAAGCGCCTTCGCGCCTAGCGTAGCAGCCCTACCCCAAGCCATAATCGCTGCCACGCAAAGGTCAATTTTCTTGCCTGCATCTTTGCCCTTTCGTACCTGCACGCCGTAGCGCGTTTGAACAGGGCTTGCCTGCATTACATGGCGGGTCAGCCGCGGGTCACCATCATGCTTCAATCGCCCGTTCACCACGGCATCGTAGAAAGCGGCGGTTGCAGGCGTCATGCGCGCAGGGCTTTGCGGGTGCTCAACCACGGGAAGCCCTGCCTGTTGCCAACGCTCCATGACGGCCTGCCATCGGTACGGGTCACAATTGATCTCTCTCACGTCATAGGTTTTGCAGATTTCTTCAACCCGCATTTCAACCTGCTCAACGGGCACGCGCCATGAGAGATCATCAATAGGGCGTTCCCAAAGCCCAAGCGTAAACACCGCGCCATCGGTAAGGCGCACCCCTACCACGCCCGTTGAATCGTTGGAAAATGAGCCGTCAAAACCGCACACCAAAGCATCACCCGGCTCAAGCTTCAAGGTGGTATCGGCGCATGAATCCCATGTGCCCGCGGGTAGAAACGCTACGCCTGAGGCCGTGAATTGGTTGAGGCGCTTAGTGCGGAATTCGGCTTCGGGGGTGCGCATCTTCGCGCTCTTCAAATCCTCAAGGCTGAGCAGCGGCGGCGTTGAGAGCAAACCGGGGTTTGCCTGAGGCCATTTGGCCTCATCTGCATAGGCGTCATTATCAGCCTCAAACCACGCCATGCCCAATGTTGGATCATCGTGCTCACCCGTGATGCGGCGCCGTGCCAATTGGTAGAGCGTGAAGGCGATTGAATCCATGCCCGTTTGATCGGTGCGCTGCCCCGCCGTAGTGATTGCCAAAAAGAGCGGGCTGCGCCGGGCGCCCATGCTGAGGCTCAACACATCGAATAGATCGCGGTTGGGCCATGCTGCCAATTCATCGGCAAGCACTAGGGTGGCGCTGAGCCCCTCTTTGGTGTACGCCTCCGATGAGAGCGCCCGCCAAATCGTGCCCGTGGGTTTGAATTCCAACGTATCTCTGAACACCTTGATTTGTTCAGCAAGCATGGGGCTCATTTCTACCGCACGCTTTGCGTGGCTCATCACCAATTTGGCTTGATCCCGATCTGCCGCTGCCGAATAGATTTCACCGCCGTGATCACCGAAGAGCCCAAGCGCCAATGGCACCGTTGAGAGCAGGGCGGTTTTGCCATTCTTACGGGCCGCGCCAATCATGAAAAAGCGATGGGCAAACGTGCCATCGGCTTTGCGTGCTAGGGCGTGGCGTAAAAGCTCACGCTGCCACGGGCGAAAAAGCATGGGCTCACCTGAGAGCCCGCCGATCGAATCCTTTGCGATCGGCACCAACGCTTCACCGAAGGCAGCCACCTGATCACCCAATGATCGGGCAAGATCTTCAGCCCCGGTGGGCGTCAACCATTTTGGCGGCCATTCGGCAGGGCCGCGAATTTCTCTCTGAATTCCTCCAACAGGGTGCGCGCCTGCACCATTGCGATGCCTAGCCGGGCGCGATCGCTTGGCGTCAATCCTAGAGCGCTCAGCCATTTGTAAATCCTCTCTTCGGTTGCCGTGCGCATACCCCAAGCGGGGTGTGCATAGGCGTACCCTTTATCGGTAAACAAAACCATACCATCAGCCTCAAGCCGCGCGGTGATCTGCGCCAACAATGATTCATCACGGCAGAGCATCGTGAGAGCTTCGCGGTCAGATTCAGCCAACCAATCACAGGCCGATGTGATGCGCACCCAAACGCCCTGCGCCACCGGGTCAAGCCCCTCAGGCAGGGTCAGATTGTTCAGCGGTGCCACGCCTGCGCCCTGCTTTGCAGGCATGCGGCTAGGCTTTAGCGTGCCGCGTTTGGCTTTGATTTCATTTGGCAAAGGCTTAGGCGATGCCATGCAAACCCCCGCCTACGGCAAACCCCCACCCCCCGTGGTTGCCCATGCACACGCGGGGCTCGGCGCTGGTATCTCTTC